CGACGGACCAGATCCGTCGCTACAATTCACAACTGTACTCAAACGTGGCAAGCGCCACGACTACTTCACCTCGGCACTACCTTGGCCGCAAAAAGGGGACGAAGTCCCACTACCACTCGGAGACCTAGCACCCGTAATAGGTATCGGAGTGCAAGCAACAGCACCTAACTTCCTAGATGTAGGCCCGGTAAGTGTCCGAGAAACTAGCTTCGACACAGAAGGACTACAAACGTACGACTTCGTACGTGACCTATCTAGCAACACAATCGGCATAACTTATATGAAAGGCAATATAGAAATTGGCGGAACTGCCAAGCCGGAAATATATGCCGATCTCTCAGAAGCAACAGCAGCAACAATCAATGAAATACGACAGGCATTCCAAATACAAAGACTCCAAGAAAGGGACGCCCGTGGAGGTACGCGCTACACAGAAATAATAAAAGCACACTTCGGCGTATCATCGCCCGACGCGCGCCTCCAGCGACCCGAGTTCCTCGGCGGCGGAACCTCAATGGTAAATATCAACCCTGTCGAACAAACATCAGACCAACTATCAGGCGGCCCAGGCGCAGAAACGCCACAAGGCAATCTCGCCGCATTCGGGACCGCCACACTCAGAAACCACGGTTTCACACAATCATTCACAGAACATTGCGTCATCATCGGACTCGTCAACGTGCGAGCCGATCTAACATACCAGCAAGGACTGGACCGCATGTTCTCCCGTCAAACTAGGTTTGACTACTACTGGCCAGCACTCTCCGTAATCGGAGAACAGGCCATACTCAACAAAGAAATCTTCGCGGACGGATCTCCAGCAGACGAAGAAGTCTTCGGCTACCAAGAGCGATACGCAGAATATCGCTACAAACCGTCACGGATAACCGGAAAATTCCGTTCAAACGACCCAGCGTCATTAGACGTCTGGCACCTATCTCAAGATTTCGCTAACTTGCCCGTACTCGGGCAACAATTCATCGAGGAAGATGTACCGATCGACAGAGTCATCGCAGTACAATCAGAACCACATTTCCTATTCGATGCATACTTCAAACTCACCTGCGCACGACCAATGCCGGTGTACGGAGTACCAGGCATGATCGACCACTTCTAATGGCACTCGGGATCGGCGCAGCACTAATCGGCGGAGGGGCCTCCATTCTCGGAGGCCTAATCTCCTCAAAAGGCCAATCAGAAACTAACGCCGCACAAATAGCACTCGCAAGAGAGCAAATGCAATTCCAAGAACGAATGTCCTCAACCGCATATCAACGCAGCGCAACAGATCTAGAGGCAGCAGGACTAAATCGTATACTTGCACTCGGCTCTCCAGCGTCATCACCAGGCGGCGCAATGGCCATACTAAAAAACCCTGCAGAAGCAGCAGGCGCAGGCTTAGCCGCAGCACCAACCTCCGCCCAGGCCGCACTATCTCAAGCGGCCCAAAGAAAGCTCGTCTCACAACAAGCCCGCGCCGTCCAATCGGTCATCGACCGTGACGTCGCAACAGCCGGGCTATCAGAAGAAAAACGACAAACTGAACGTGTCCTGCAGACACAAATCCGCTCCCAAATTCTAAACAACATGGCCTCAACTCGCTTAACATCAGCCCAAGCCATAATCAGATCTAAAGAAGCGGATCTATACACACAACATTCATGGCTCGCGCCAGTCGAAAAGGGCACAAGCGTAATCAGCAGAATACTCGGCGGGATACCCGCCGCACTCGGCGGCTTCGCCGCAGGCAAATTCACAAAACGGCGGAAAAAATAATGTTCAGAACCAGAGAACGACTTTCAATCCACACCACCGAAGAAACGCTAACAAAGCAATCTTTCAAGGATTCCTGCGATATAAATAACATACTCGCCAGGTATCAAAAAACAGGCGTAATCGATCACTACAACAAACATGGAGCAGACTATAAAGAATGCTCACCAATCACCTTCACAGAAGCACAAATCGCAATCGCCAACGCGAAAACAATGTTCAACGAACTACCTTCAAAAGCGCGAAAACACTTCAACAATTCACCGGCTGAATTCTTAGAATTCACCGACAAACTAACAGACGACGACGACAACGCGTCTATACTCCGCTCCCTAGGGCTTTTAGCCAAGGGGAGTACCATGGGGCTACCCAAAGAAGAAAAAGCCACCACGGGAACTACAGAGCCAAATAAGGAGGCAAAACCTCCAGAAAAAGCTCCTGAAAAAACCCCGGAACAACCGGAAAAATAACAAACGACTGGACACAGTGCCTATGACCTACTTGATGTCAATAGGCAGACTGACACCAAAACAACAAATCAGTCTCTCAATCACGCGTCGAAACGACGCAATCGGTAACAAACGTGCAAACGGAAATAACGCTCAAAAGCGTCACACTACTAATTCTCGGATACTTAGCAATATTCTTGCTATTACTCACGACGATCACACTAGGACTAATGTAAAATGGCTTACCGAAAAAAAATGTCTAAAAAATCATCCAAGCGTAACTTCAGAAACGGCGCTATGAAAACACACCGGAAAAACGTACCCTCCGGTGTAAGACGAGGCGGCACACGCCTCTAGTGACTTGCTACTCTCCCCTGCGAGGCTTCCAGGGAGCTAACGGCAAGCTCACAAAACAATGGCAACAGGGCCGTAAATACATGGAAGTACCATGTGGACAATGCATAGGCTGTCGGCTCGACCGCAGCCGCTCCTGGGCCATACGCTGCGTACACGAAGCGCAGCTAAACGACGACAACTGCTTCATCACACTCACCTATTCAGACGAGAACCTTCCCACCGGCATCGGTGGCGAACACTCACTACAGGTCGAGCACTTTCAACTATTCATGAAGCGAGTCAGAAAACACTTCTACCCAAAAGAAATCCGATTCTTCCACTGTGGAGAATACGGAGACAAATTCATGCGCCCCCACTACCACGCTTGCCTCTTCAACCTTGACTTCAAGGATCAAAAATTACTAAAAACTCAGAATGGACAAAGCATATTCACCTCAAACACACTTTCAAAACTCTGGCCGTTAGGCTTCTCGACAATCGGAACCCTCACTTGGCAGTCAGCGGGCTATACGGCACGCTACATAATGAAAAAACTCAACGGGAAAGCGGCCGGGACAAGATACAAAGACGTCGACAGGCAAACAGGGGAGATCCATCATCTGATCTCACCTGAATACACAACCATGAGCCGACGCCCAGGCCTCGGCCACGCATGGTTCAACAAATACAAAAATGACGTCTACCCCGGCGACTTCGTAGTCATAAACGGCAAACAATTCAAGCCACCACGCTACTACGATCTACTACTCGAAAGAGAAAATCCCGACCTCATGGAACAAATACGCACACGACGCGAAGCGTATGCTACACTCCATGAAATCGACAACACATGCGACCGCTTAGCGGTACGCGAAAAAGTCCAACAAGCCAAACTCACAAGGCTACCAAGAACCTTAGAGGCAATAACATGATTCACAAACTATTCTCAATATATGACAACAAAGCAAAAGCGTTTCTACCCCCTTGGGCATCTCATCAGACAGGCATGGCTACAAGATCATTCGCACAGGCCGTCAACGACCAACAACATAAATTCTACTTCAGCCCAGGGGACTACGCTCTCTATCAGCTTGCCGAGTTCGACGACGAAACCGGCAAAATAGAAAACGCAAAAACAGATCTAATAACCCAAGGCGCAAACCTCAAGGAATATCAAAATGACACGACCCTCAGTGATGGTGCACCAATTCTCGCAAGTACCAGCAGCGGAAATACCACGTAGCACCTTCGACAGATCACACGGTCTAAAAACAACCTTTGACGCCTCAGACCTAATACCAATATACGTCGACGAGGCATTGCCCGGCGACACCTTCAATCTCAAAATGACGGGCTTTGCCCGTCTCGCAACACCACTCAAACCAATCATGGACAATATGTTCATGGAAACATTCTTCTTCGCAGTCCCAATCAGAATAATTTGGGACAACTGGCAACGCTTTAACGGAGAAGAAACAGACCCAGGAGACTCAACGGACTTCCTAGTCCCTCAATACACGCAAGACACCTACCCCGAAGGCTCAGTGGCCGATTACATGGGCGTCCCTACGGGCGTCCCAATCACAGTCAACGCACTACACGGCCGCGCCTATCGGTTAATATTCGACGAGTGGTTCCGCGATCAAAACTTACGGGTATCAGCACCCGTACCAAAAGACGACGGACCAGATCCGTCGCTACAATTCACAACTGTACTCAAACGTGGCAAGCGCCACGACTACTTCACCTCGGCACTACCTTGGCCGCAAAAAGGGGACGAAGTCCCACTACCACTCGGAGACCTAGCACCCGTAATAGGTAT